GTAGAAAAGACAGAATTAGAATCTTTTATTGAAGAATTTGGGGAGGATATTCCTGAAGATTGGGAATTGGTAGAAGAAGAAATAGTAGATGGAGAACACCAGGATTTTGATTTTGAAGAAGTTTTAAATGAAGTAGCTAACGAAAAGATAGAATTAGCTTCAACAGGAAGCCCAAAGCCAGGAAGGAAATCTGAGCAAGATGGGTTGTCTAAAAAATCAGGTGATTACTTTAGAGTAAGATATGTGTATGAGAATGACAATTTTCTAACTAACAAGTCAGGAACTAAAAGAAAATTTTGCAGACAAATGATGGGTGCAAAGAAGATGTATCGTAAGGAGGATATTTTAGCTATGAGCAAAAAAGCTGTTAATCCAGGTTTTGGTATTGATGGTGCTAATACCTATTCAATCTGGCTCTACAAAGGAGGACCACAATGTTTCCATTTTTGGACTAGACGAATCTTTAAGACAGTAATAGGAGAATCTAGGACTACTAAAATAGAAGATGCTGATTTGATTGGGTACACTAAAGCTAGATCAGAAGGGTTCACAGCTAAGAAGAATGATAGATTGGTAGCAATACCACCAAGAAAAATGAAAAATCACGGATATTACAATTAATTATGGCATACGTACTATTTATATCAGAACAGAAATTAAAAGAATCAACTGCAATCAATTTGAATGTAGATTCCGACTTGCTCTTGCCGTATGTAAGACAGGCGCAGAAGCTTTATGTAGAACCTAAGCTTGGTACAGATTTAACGCAAAAACTTAAAGATTTAATTACAGCAGGAACAATAGGTGCTGGAGCAAATGCTGCTTATAAAACTTTGCTAGATGATTATATTGCGGATATGCTTCCAAATTGGGCATTTTATCATGCCGTACCGTTTTTACGTTTTAAAATTGAGAATGGAAACATATATTCTAAAAACTCTGAAAGCGGAACAGCTTTAAGTACGGAAGAAGCACAACATCTTCGTGAAGAAATAAGAAATACATCTGAATATTATACAGAAAGAATGATAGAATATGTAACAAATAACTTGTCTGACTTTACTGAATATTCGACCAACACAGGGTCAGATGTTTCGCCAGACCGAAATGCATATTATAATGGCATGAACCTTGAAAGACCGAGCAGTCAAGGAACAAAACTTACATTAAGAAACTTTTTAACTGCTGGAGAGTAGATGAAAAAACATTACAAACCAAAATCAATAAATATAACTAAGCTGAAATCCTACTTGGATAAAAAGCCAAATACAAAAAATAATGAACGACATAAAAGACACAATACAAGTAGGAATAGCTAACGGCTCTGCCATAGGAGTTTCTTTAGTTGAAGCTAATGAACTTCTGACCTTTATATCACTATGCCTCGCCATAGTATATACGGTTTATAAATTTATAAAATTTAATATTAAGAAGTAATGGCTAAAAAAAGAAAACTAAATAGCACTAACCCAAAGTATAACAAAAGCAAAGAGAATGATGTTAAAATGCGTCAAGAACTTGTTCAGGAGGTTAAAGGGTGTAAAATCTACAAAACCTATTATCTCTAAACCTACTCACATAAATCTTTTAATTATCAGAGACACCTTTAGTAAAATTTCTACTATGGGTGAATTATTTATCAATGGAGAAAGATTTTGTGATACCTTAGAGTTGCCATACAAAAATAACAAAAGAAGTGTATCTTGTATTCCTGCGGGAGAGTACAAGGTTAGATTAAGATATCCGCGAGAAAGTGCAACAAGAGATTATTTGCACTTATTAGTACAAGAAGTAAAAGACCGCTCATATATATTATTTCATCGAGGCAATACCGCTAAAGACACAAGGGGGTGTATCCTGGTAGGACAAGGTAGTCAACAAGACGTTGTTCACAATTCAACTTTAGCAATGGATTTACTTATGAAAGAAATTATAAATTTGGGAGGTACAAACATTAATTTAATAATTAAAAATAGATAACAATGAAAAAAACAATTTTAACAACAGTTATAGCCTTATTCTGTTTAAGTGCATCAGCACAATTCAGCGTAATGAGTAGTGTTAGTACACCTTTAGAATCTGAGGGATGGAATCTAGATAGTATTACTAACAACATAGCTTTAGGCTATCAAGTTAATGACAAAATAATGGTAGGCGTTCAAAAGAATGGTGAGAATTATGATGTTATAGGTAGGTACAGCTTAAGTGGGAATATGTATGTATCTGCACAAGCTCCTACTAAAGATGTGATGGAAAATTTGACTTTAGGTCTAGGTATATCAATCAGAGTTTGGGATGAGCTTTATATAGAGCCAAACTATACAAGAAAAGATGAAGAAGGTTCTTTTAATGTAGGACTATCTTACAAACTTTAATATTAATTTTAAAATAAATAATTATGAAATCGTGGTTAACAAATGTAGTTTTGGGTAAAATTTTTAACAGTCGTAAGTTCGTTTACGCAATTACAGGGCTGGTTACGCCTTGGTTAATGACACATTTTGGATGGTCGCCTGAAACGGCTGAAAGTGTATGGCAAACATTCCTAGTATTAATTTTAGGTCAAGGAGTTGCAGACATTAACAAAAAATAATCGTTTTAGATTAAAACCACACGAAATTGTGGCATTAGAAAAACTAAGGGGAAACGAAAGGAGAAAGCTTATCATACCAGATTTGCATGCTCCCTTCGTTGAGCCTGGTTTTTTTGAGCATTGCCGAGACATTTATCATAAATGGAACTGCAATTCCGTACACTTCACGGGGGATCTTTTGGACAACTCATTTTCCAGTTTTCATGAGATTGCTCCTGACGGAAAAAGTGCAGGGGATGAACTTGCTTTAGCAATAGAGCAAATCAAGCCTTTTTGGGAAGAATGGAATGAAGCAACTGTTTGTATTGGCAACCATGACGCTATTATTAGCCGAAAATTAGTAGCATCAGGACTGTCTCAAGCATGGTTAAAGGACTTTAATGACGTTCTTGGTACTCCAGGTTGGATTTGGAAAGATAAGTTCTTAGAAGATGGCGTAATGTATTTGCATGGCACTGGAAGCTCAGGAAGAAACGGTGCTATAAATAGAGCGATAAATTGGAATACTAAAATTTGTCAGGGTCATATACACACGGAAACAAGCATTATCTATCATGCGAACCAAGACAACTTACTTTGGTCTATGCAGTTAGGTTCGGCATTTAATGTTAACTCTTACGCTGCTAATTATGCTAAGAATTTTACCAAAAAGCCCATTATATCAGTAGGAGTAATCATGGATAATGGTAGGCTGCCGATATTAGAGCCTATGGAATTATGAAAGATAAGCTGACCTGGAAAGTCTTTGTAGTATACCTCCTTATTATAATAGTCGTAATATGGCTAAATTTATAACCCCCCTTTAGCCATTTTAGGCACTTTCACAATCTTTTAACCCCTATATACTAGACAGCACCTAAAGTTGCTTATCTAGTCAAAACATTATTAACACTTAAATTGTTAATAACTTTGTAAGTAAATGTGTTAGTAATCAATATTTCTTTTTACTTTTGTACCATATTAATCAATAAAAAAAGAAAATGAAAATTACAAACAGAAAAACAGGTCACACTTTTAATGCAAGTCCTAAAGAGGCAGCAGACTTCTTCTATGCTAAAAATGCTAAAGGAAATTTTATTAATACTTCTGAAGACTATCTTATTCAAGACCCTAATACAGAGATAAGCAATATCAAATTCTGTTGTGCTTGTTTAGCAATGTTAGCTTTAGGATATGGGTCTTTTTATTTATTCTTACAATTTAACTACTAATTATGAAACTAGAATGCGATACATTTTATTTTTATCCTAATGGTGAATACCACAGCTTTGCACAATGGGATAATAGACTTGATTGTTATATTAATGATATTCAAGAGGTTAGCACAGCAATTCGTATATTTGGAACTAGAAAACAAATTGATGATGCTCTAGATTCTTACTGTGATATGTCAGGACTTAATCTTGATGAGGCTTATGACTTTGAAGATAAAGATAAATTAAAAGAATATGCAGAACACTATAAAAATAAGGCACTAATAATAAATTTAAGATAATATGAAAACAGAAAAAATTAAAGAAAAGTATATTAAATACGGATTAGAAAAAGATGATATTTTCAAGCATGCTCATTATCTTATCATCACTAGGTCTGGGATTGAGCGCATCGCCTCTTATGAATCAATATCTATTTCGTATGAATGTATCAAGTGTGAGCCTAATTTTGCAGCTGTTAAGGCTACAGCAACAAAAGAGGGGAACACTATAGAGACATTTGGATCAGCGTTAAAGGGAAGTACATTTAAAGACGGAAATACTAATAGTTGGTATTGTTTAGAAATGGCTCAAAAGCGAAGTTTTAGCAGAGCGGTACTCCAATTAACTGGTATGTATGAACTAGGATGTTTCGGTGAAGATGAGAGCGAGGAATTTAAACAAAAATAATAATCAATAAATAATTAAAAAATGGAAGTAACAGGAAAACTAATTAAGAAGCTTCAAAAAGAAGCAGGTACAAGTAAGGCGGGTAAGGCTTGGGAAAAACAAACAGTTGTAGTTGATACAGGTGGTGAATTTAATAACATAATTGCAGTAAGTGCTTTTGGTGAGGATAAGATTAAGCATTTAGATAAGTTAAAAGAAGGAATGACAGTAACTATTCTTTGTAATGTTTATTCAAGAGAATATAAAGGGAAATACTACCACAATATTGACGGTTATCATTTCTCTAATCAAAGTAACAATCCCGAAGTTAATTCAGAGTTTGTAACTACTGATGATGAAATGCCATTCTAATATGACTGAAGAATTAAACTTTAAAGCCATTTGCAACCTCACTACAAGAGTAATGGGGTTGCCTGAAGGCTCTCTTGCCTTAAAGAGCAGAAAGAGGCACTTACAGTCAGCTAGATCAATTGCAGGATATATTGGTTTAACAGAGGAGGGTATTCATAGAACTGTAATAGCCAAAGTCCTTAATCGAGATAGGTGTATTACATATCACTATGAAAGTAATCATAAAAAGAATTTCAAACATTGTGTTATTTACAGAAAGGCATTTGATAAAATTTATAAAGCTTATAAGCATGTTGATGATTCAAAGAATATATTTGCAGATTCAGAATTTATGAAAAGCCATTTGTTGCAAAATGGAGTTGTTGAAAAGTTAGAATCTGATGTTTTGCTAGAAGTAAAAAGTGGTGAAGTTAAGTGTGTTATTAAAACTTCTTATTTTGACTTCTCAAATCAATTAGAAAATGTTAAGTTAGCACTCGAAAATTATCACTATACAATAAAAATTATTTAATGAGCAAACCCAGTTACTATGCTATTATTCCTTCTGAAGTAAGGTATTCTAATTTAAAACCTAATGCCAAACTTTTATATGGAGAAATAACAGCACTAAGCGGAAAACTGGGATACTGCTATGCAACTAATAATTATTTTGCTGAATTATATGGAGTTAGTAAAAATACTATAAGCAGTTGGATTAGTGATTTAAAAAAATTAGAATTTATAAAAGTAGTTGTAGAAAGAAACTCTAAAAAACAGATAATAAAAAGATGTATAGGTATCACGAAAAAGATTGATACCCCTATACTTAAAAAGATGAAAGGTAATAATACAAGTATTAATAATACAAGTAATATAAATATAACTAAAGAAAAATTTGTTTCTGAGGTTATGACTTTTGATTACTCTAAAGATATGTTAGAGGACTTTATAAATTATTGGACTGAAGGTAAAAAGAAAATGAGATACCAAAAACAAAGCACGTTTGAAATAAAATTAAGATTATTGCGCTGGGAAAAAAATCAAAAAAATTGGGAAACAAAAAAACAAACAATGAGTAAGATACATCAACACTTACAAAAAAACTTAAATGTAAAAGATAAAATAAAAAAACAATTTGAATAATGAGACCAATTAAAACAATGTCAAAACAAGATTTAATATTATCTTCAGTAGATTTATTAAGTAAAACATACATAGAAATAGGGCAAAATAATATTGAAGAAGAAACTATTGAGCAAATGTCTAAAAGTTTAGCAAGTGATTTATTTAGAATGTACAAGAATTTTTACTTTGAAGATGCTGAAAATGCTTTTAGTTTAGGAGTTAGGAGTCCAATGAAAAGTGATTTTATTCATTTAACTGTTCCTGTTTATATGAAATGGTTAAGGCAACATCAAGATTTAATATGGGATGCAAGATCAAGAGTTGATAAAGGGGAAAACCCTAAACAAGTACCAAATTACAGACCAGAACCAAAACTATTAAAATAAAAACTATTAAAATGAAAAAAGAAGAAACAGCTCCATTACAATTACTATTAAACGCACTTAAAGTAAATAGAAATAATTTTGAAAAGATATGTTGGCAAGAAGAATTTATAAATTATATAGAAAAAAATAATATAAAATTATATAAAGAAGCTAGAAAATTTGCAGATGATTTAGAAGCTGATGGATATTTTACAAAAGAAGAAAAGGAAAAATGGGAAATCAAATGATAGGTTGGGTAATAATAACAGCCATTGTAATGTGGCTAATAAGAAAACTAAAATGAAAACAATCACAATCACATCAGAAGAAGTAAAAAGCCAAGCAGATGCTGTCCTTTGGCATTTAAAGACTTATGGAACTATTACAAGTTATGAAGCTATAAAAGAATATGGAGCAACTAGACTTGCTGATATAATCTTTAAGCACAAAAAAAATGGATATGATATTGATAGCATACCCTTAACTAAGAAAACAAGATTTGGAAGAAACACAACAATTGCTCAATACACTTATGTAGATCCACCTCAACAATTTATTCAAGATATATTATTTTGAAGTCAATAAGCAAATTAAAAAAAGAACTAGATAAATGGTTTAGTCTTTTCATAAGACTTAGAGAAGCAACAAACTATGAAGGAATGGTACAGTGTTTTACTTGTGGTAAGGTAGCACACTATAGAACAGGAAGTATGCAGAATGGTCATTTCCAGTCTAGACGTTTTATGGCAACTCGTTATTGTGAGGATGGGAATTGTCAAATACAGTGTAGCGGGTGTAATATTTTTCGTGGAGGAGAACAGTTCCGTTTCGCTATGAATTTAGATGCTAAATATGGTGAAGGTAAAGCAGAAGAATTAGAAATAAAAGCAAGACAAATCAAGAAGTTTTCTAGGATAGATTATGAAGATAAGATTAGTTATTACAAAGAGGCTGTTAAAAACTTAAAAAAAGAAAAGGGAATTGAGTAAACATTTATCATAATTTAGCCGTATGCAGACAGCGATTTATTCAAGTGAAGAACATAAATTAATAGTTGAAGTTTATGTTAGCATGTGTAAACAGTTTGCAGAAGAAGTTTCATCACAAGTAAGGTATAGAAATTATTTAGAAGTAATTGAATTAATTACAGAATATTCAAACGGATATGGAGAGGGAGTTAGAGAAAATAACTTTTATGATTGGCTTGTAATTTTACCTATAAACATATCAGTTGCAACAAGTGGGTTCTTTGCAGGAGTAGAAACAAAAACTAATTCAGCAGTTGTAAGGGCATATAAGGTGGTATTAGATCAACTACTCCAAGAAACTGTTAGCAGGTTAGATGCTTTAGAACCAAAAAATGACTGATATATATATAGAAATATCAAAATTAACAGACAAATTCAGGACTATGGCTTATGGGCTTACAACTGATGAAAATAAGATTAATGAAGCTGTACAAGAACTTATGTTATATCTACTTCAAGCAAATCCACAAGTAATCAGAAAAATATATGAGAATGATGGTATTGAAGGAATTACAAGATATGGAGCTGTTGCATTAAGGAGGGCATTAACAAGTACAAGAAGTAATTTTTATTATAAGTATGAAAAGTATTATACACATATTGATAGCTCTAGTTATAGTTGTAGTACAACTTTTAGTAATGATGATGTGGCACATAATATTGCTAATAATAAAAATATATATAATCTTCCGAACAAAGAAGTAGATAATGAGAGCTTGAAGAAGTTAGAATTAATTGACGTGCAGCTTGATAAGTTAAATTGGTATGATAGAGAATTATTTAAGTTATATTATTATGAGGGCAATACCCTCGATTCACTTGCGGCTAAGACTAGGATAAGTCGCAACAGTTTATTTACAACAATAGATAAAGTACGAACAATATTAAAAAAAGAATTAAATGAAGATGTATAACCCAAAAACTCATGACAGCTTTATTATGCAGTTTGGATTTAAACACCCTGAGTGGAGAAATAAATGAACAAGTTTTTTGTTCCTAATGAAGTCTATAAAGATAGAATAGCAATATGCAAAGATTGTGTTTATTATTTTAAACCAACAGGAACTTGTAAAGACTGCGGCTGTTTCATGAAAATTAAGGCACGATTAGCACCAATGGAATGTGGTCAGAAAAAATGGCAAAAAACAACTGAAATAGAAACACCTGAAGACTTGCCACAAGAAATAATAGATGAAATATTAGATATGTGGAAAGATTTAAAAACAGGCAGAGCAAAAGATGTTGTAGCTAAAAAGCGAATGATAGAAACGTACAACACTATACACATGACCAACTATGGAACAGGGACTAATTGTGGTTCTTGTATATCAACATGCTTTGATGGAATTAAAAAACTATATAAAAAATATTCAGAATGAGTTATCTAACACACTTAAAGAGGAGCGACCATCATCATTCAAGTAGGTGGATTGTTAAATATGATGATGACAATTTAGTAAGGGAAGTCAAGCTAATATACAGCCCTGAAGAATATCGTCAATTCCCAAATGCAAGAAGATTAAATACAAAAGAAGGATTAATTAAAATACTAGAAAATGACAAAGAAAGAAGATTACAAAAAAACTCCTGAACCTCATTACTACACAGGCAAAAAATATGGCTACTCAGCTAGAAAGGTTGTAGAAGATTTTGATTTAAGCTATAATGTTGGTACGGCTTGTTCTTACTTATTAAGAGCGGGAAGAAAAGATGGCAATCCAGCACAGCAAGACATACAGAAAGCTATTAATCATTTACACTTTGAATTGGATAAGCTCTATCAAGAGAGTGATATTAAAATAGGAGGATTAGCAACATGACACTATATAAATGCGAATGTGGTAATGAAGAAAACATAGGGAAAACTACCTTAGCCCTAAGAGATGGTAGATGGCGGTCTATTCATGCTTTATGTGATTGTGGTTTATGGATGGAAGCTGAACCAGAAGAAGGAATGCCTAACCTAATTAGAACTGAAGAATCATTAAGTAAAAAAAGAAGGCATGATAAACTTTGGGATGGAGCAAAAGAAAAACTATTAGGCGAAAGAGGTATTAATGAGCCATTTAAATAAAATCAATTAATTTCTATTATATATTATGAAACAACAAGTTAAGATTAGCAAAGTAAAGGGAAACCCTAGCAATCCAAGAATAATAAAAAATGATAAATTTAAAAAGCTAGTAAAGTCAATACAAGAATTTCCTGAGATGTTGAAGCTAAGACCAATAGTAGTTGATGAAGATATGATTGTCTTAGGCGGCAATATGAGATTAAAGGCAAGTAAAGATGCAGGGCTTAAAGAAGTATGGATAGAAGTAGCTGAAGGACTTACTGAAGAACAAAAGAAAGAATTTATAGTTAAAGATAATGTAGGGTTTGGAGAATGGGAATGGGATATGTTAGCTAATGAATGGGATAGCGTTCAACTTGCTGAGTGGGGTTTAGATGTATGGGAAAATGAAGATGATAAAGAACCTGAAGCAGGACTAATAGAAGATGATGAAATACCTGAAGTAAAAGAAAGCAAAGTAAAGAGAGGTGATATTTGGCAGCTAGGAGAACACCGAGTTATGTGCGGAGATAGTACAAGTTCAGATGATGTTGCTAAACTAATGAATGGGGAAAAAGCTGATATGGTATTTACTGACCCTCCTTACAATATAGATTATGGAAATATAAAGCATCCAAAATTTAAAGTAAGAGATATAAAAAATGACAATATGAGTAGTGATGATTTTAAAACATTTGTAGAAGGTTTTGTTAAAAATATAAAGCTGTTTTGTGATGGAATTGTTTATTGTTGGAGTGGTCAGGGGAAAGATGGAAGAATAATGTTTACTGTTTTAGATGAAAAACTACATAATTCAACAACTATAATCTGGAATAAAGACCAGTTTACATTAGGAAGAGGTAAATATCAAAATAAATATGAGCCGTGTTGGTTTGGTTGGGTTGATAGTGGTAAAACATTTACTAATGATAGAACTTTAACAAATGTATGGGATTTTAAAAGACCTAAAAAATCTGACCTACACCCTACAATGAAGCCCTTAGAATTATGTGAAAATGCTTTAATTCACTCAAGTAATAAAAATAATATAGTAATGGATTTGTTTTTAGGAAGCGGGTCAACATTAATAGCAGCAGAAAAACTTAATAGAAAATGTTACGGAATGGAATTAGATGAAAAGTATTGTGATGTAATAATAGAAAGATGGGAACAATTTACAGGACAAAAAGCAAAGAAGATATAAAAAAAAGACACCCCCTCTTGGAGGCGCCTTCATACGATAAAAAGATGGGCTTAATATCGCACCATTTTATAAAGAACGATTAAGCAAATATAATAAATTTATTTGAATATGGAACAAAATAGAACAAAGATTAACAAAGAGAGAATGCTAAAAGCATTAGAGTCAAGTCTAGGGGTAATAACTACAGCATTAAAGGCATGTGACTTATCAAGAACTAATTATTATAAATGGCTAAAAGAAGATGAAGAATTTGCAGCTAAGGTGAAAGAGGTTGAAAATATTGCAAAAGATTTTATTAAGTCTAAGTATTATGAATGTATAAAAGACAAAGTGCCTTCAGTTGTAATACATGGAGCAAAGACACAGCTTGGTTGGAATGAAACAAACAAAGTAGATTTAACATCAAAAGATGATAAGATTAAAATCAATATAAATCTTGGAGATTAACCCTGAATTTACTAAGACTCAAAAAGAGTGTTTAAAATACTTACTTGATGATAAGACAACAGAAGTATTATTTGGAGGTGCAGCAGGTGGTGGGAAGTCTTGGGTTGGTGTAAGCTATTTAATCTTAATGTGTCTTGAATATCCTAAGACTAGATACTTAATGGGGAGATCAAAACTAGACGCTTTAAAAAAGACTACATTAAATACTTTCTTTGAAGTGTGCACAGCTTGGAATTTAAAAGCCATTGAGGATTATACCTTTAATGGCTCAAGCAATGTGATAACCTTTTACAATGGCTCAGAGATAATACTTAAAGACTTATTCTTATATCCATCAGACAGGAACTTTGATAGCTTAGGTTCTTTAGAAATAACAGCAGCTTTTATTGATGAGGCAAACCAAATAACTGAAAAGGCTAAAAATGTAGTATCTTCAAGATTAAGATATAAGCTAGATGAAAACAACTTAATCCCTAAAATGCTAATGACTTGCAACCCTGCTAAGAACTGGGTTTATACTGAATATTACAGACCTGCTAAAGATAAGACAATAAAACCTTACAGAAAATTTATACAAAGTCTGGTTGGTGATAATACATATATATCTAAGCATTATGAGAAACAGTTATTTGAACTTGATGAACTAAGCAAGCAAAGACTCTTATTTGGTAACTGGGAATATGACGCAACCAATGACAGTCTAATACAATATGATGCAATATTAAATATGTTCAGTCAAAAAGGAATTGAAGGTGATAAATACATAAGTTGTGATGTAGCAAGGTTTGGAGCTGATAGAACGGTTATAATGGTCTGGGAAGGGTTACACCTTAGAAAGATACAAACATTGCTTAAATCATCTGTAAATGAGGTTGTAGAGGCTGTTAAGGTATTACAACAAGAGTATCAAGTTAATTTGAGGAATATAATAGTTGATGAAGATGGTGTTGGTGGTGGTGTTAAAGACTATTTAAGATGTCAAGGGTTTGTTAATAATGCAAGGGCTTTAAAAAATGAAAACTATCAAAACTTAAAAACACAATGCTATTATAAGTTAGCTGACTTAATTAATAAAGCTCAAATAGGTATAAGTTGTTCTGATATTAATGTAAAGAATCAAATGATTGAAGAGTGTGAGCAAGTTAGAACTAAAGATGCTGATAAGGATAATAAGTTACAGATAATTCCAAAGGATAATGTCAAGGCAATATTAGGGAGGTCTCCTGATTATTCAGATGCTTTGGCTATGAGAATGTATTATGAGATTGATAGTAATTTTGGAAGATATTATGTGCAATAAAAAGGGGCAGCAGGTTGCTCTAGCCTACCACCCCTTACAAGTAAAATGAATACAAACCTCCGCAAATATACACTATTAAACTAAATAATAACAATTTCTATTATATAATGTATGAAGGTTAAGATTAAAAAGGAGGGCAAGAAGAAGGAGTTTAAATTGATTAGTAGTTGGGGAGAGGTTACACTAGAGAAGTGGTTAAAACTAATTGATTTTCAAACAGGTACAAAGAGTAAAGAAGCAAGGGAAACGATATCAGCTTTATCTACTATTCCGAAAAAGTTAATTGATCAATTGGAATTAAGAGATGTTGTTGTTTTGATGAGTAAGATTTCAGAGCTTCAAGAAGGGCAAAATAGTTCTTTAAAAAAGATAATTGAAGTAGAAGGTAAGCGTTATGGCTTTCATCCGAATCTAGATGATATTACGCTTGGAGAGTATGCAGATGTAGAAACATTTATAAAAGATGATGTAGAGAGAAACTTACCTGAACTGATGGCGATTCTATATAGACCAATAGTAGAAGAAAAGAATGGAATATATATTATTGAAGCCTATGATGGTAATATAAATATAAGGGCGGAAGAAATGAAAAAGATGCCAGCAGAGCAAGTGCAAAGTGCGCTGGTTTTTTTTTACAATTTAGGCAAAGAATTGTTGAGGACTTTGCCATCATATTTAATGGAACGTCTGAAGGAAATGAAGAAGCAATTGCCTCAGAATCCTTCGCAGAAAAATGGAGTTGGTTCGGAGTAATGTATAGATTGACAAATGCTGATGTTTCAAAACTAGAAGCAATAACAAAACTCAATCTTTTAGAAGCACTAACTTGGTTAAGTTATGAAACAGATTTAGAATCACAAAATAGAGTAAAACATGCCAGTAAGCAATAAGACATACAATAACGTAATAAATACCTTGTGTAGATTAGGGGAATATCATGAACAAATCTCTACTGTTTCAGTTGGAGACATATTCGACATCAACTTGGAGAAGATGGAAAAAATGCCATTACTCCATGTAAACCCGACATCAGTAACAACAGGAGATGCAGAATTAATATATAATTTCCAAATCTTTATTTGCGATTTAGTAAGTGAAAAAGACAATTGGCAATTATATCAAAATGAGCAGCTTACTAAGTTGTTAGATATGAAGAACAATGAACAAGAGGTGTGGAATCAAACCTTAGAAATATGTACTGACCTTATAGGAATGCTAAGACACAGCTCAAGACAATCAAAAGCAGGGGTTGATGATATTAATGTTCCTCTTTATTTCACGCAAGATCAATTTACTATAGAGCCGTTTCAAGAAAGGTTTGATAATCTCTTATGTGGATGGACGTTTACAATAGGCATTAAAGTAATGAATGACTTTGACACTTGTACCATACCTGTAACAAACGCAGGAGCAGGATACTAATGTTAGAGTTCTTAAAAAAAATAAATACAATAAAATTAGGTAAAATAGAAATACAAATAATACCACCAAAAATAACAATTAAAATATAAAAAAATGGCAGATTTAGTAACAACAATATCCGAAAGTGTAACCATAAATGGAGCATTGAGAGGGTCATCAAATAGTGTAACAATATCAGATGTTGTAGATACATTTGAAAGAGTAGTAACTTGTATTAATGGAAATGTTACAACAATAGCAACTTTTGGAGCGCAACCTTACAGTTCAGCAGGAGCAATAGATGTGGACCGTTGTAAATATATCAGAGTTACTAATTTAGATGCGGCTGGTTGGATAGAAGTAGGAATAATAACAACAGCGACTAATTATCAAGTATTATTAACTCCAGGACAGTCACATGTATTATGTCAGGCAGAGGCAGTAGCTTTAGCAGAAGCAGATACAGACCCAAGTTTTGGCACAATGCAAAACCTTACAGCTATTGAAGTACAACCTGTGGGATCAAGTTATGATCCTAGAGTAGAAATATTCACAGCTTCTGTTGAGTAATGGCTGTTGACTTTACTAATTTAAAAAACCAATTAGACAGCTTTGGAAAAGAAGTAGTGAGAAGGGCTAAAAAGAACCTTAGTGCGGCTGGTAAAGGTGGTGGTAATTTAGAGAAGTCAATAAAGTTTGAAGTAGTTGAGGATGGGGATGGATATTCAGTTAAGTTCTTTATGGCAGATTATGGAACTTTTGTAGACAAAGGAGTTAAGGGTGCAGGTGGTACTATAAAGACAGGGGATCATAAAGGAAGTTGGGGAGGAAGAAGGCATTATATAAATTGGAAAGGAAAGAGACAAGATAGTCCATATAAGTATGGAACAGGAACAGGTCAAAAAGGAGGGATGAAAAAAGGTATTAGTTCTTTTATTAGAAAGAAAGGATTACAACCAAGAAGTGCAGGAGGGCAATATATGACAACAGCAGGATTAAGAGCAGCAATAATGAGAGTATTATGGATTAAAGGTATTCATGGTATAAGTTTCTTCCAAAACTCCTTAATGTTAGGAATGAAGAATTTTGGTAAGGATTTAATGGGAGCATTAAAGGAAGATATAATAAAAGGATTAACAACAGTAAAATAAAATAAAATGGCAGTAACACAAATAGTACAAGCACCTTTATATCAAACACTTCCAGTAGGGCAAGAAGTAATCTTTGGGGTTTCAAACGATCCTGCGGTTATAAATCAAACAAAGGTGAAATTTATAGTTGAAGTTTATATAACATCAGGTTCAACTTCTCTTTTAATGACAGCCGATAATTTAAGAGGAACTTTTAAAGTTACTCCAAATGCTTCAGGTGTAGGAATGATTGACCTAAGTAATATAGTGGAGAATTATGTTAGTGCAGATAATTTAGCTTCTACAGGGACTGAATATAAAGATTCTGAAACACTTACTAATAGACCTCACCCATTACATTTAGTTGATAAATTTTCTCAAAGCCAAAATATTGCTAGATATATGGCAATTACATTTAGTGTGGAAGCTCTTAGTGCTACAAGTAATACAATACAGCCAATTTCAGGAACGGCAGTAAATAGTGAGCTTTATCTTTTATGGAATGGCTATTTAAAAGATACAGATGAATTAGTTAGAGAAACAATAGGTACTTCTCCAATAAATTGGTTTGGATTTAAACCGCATCCATTTTACCCTTCAAGTGGGGGTGGAGCAGCATTTTTAACTAACGCGCCAACAGTACAATATGCTGATGCTGATGATTATGGAACTTTTGCATTCTTTACAAGTTCAAGCACTCAAAGTTCTTATTCTGCTAGAGTTTATCTAAAATATTATAGTTCGGGTGGAGTTTTAATAGACCAAGAGAATATTACAAGATACACTACCACAGGAAGTTTTAATTGGAATCAGTGGAATCAAACTGCAACTCAACAAATACAATATATAGGGTGTTTTCCAGCAAACCTTAGAAATTGGAGTAGTACATTTAAAACCAACTATGATGCTGGAGATTTATATGGAGGGAGGATTGATGTTTATCTTGCAAACACTTCAGGTGTTCAAGGAGGGAAAACATACTCTATACATCTAAATTGTCCTACTACAGGTGCTGGAAGTGAAACTGCACCAGGAAGGGGATATGAACGAATAAGACTTTGTTGGTTAAATCAATGGGGAGGATGGGACTACTATACATTTACAAAAAAATCAACAAGGAAAATATCTACAAAAACAACTACATATCAACAACTAGGAGGAACTTGGAATCAATCTATTTATTCTCCACATGGATATAAAGGGGGAAAGAAAGCTTTTAGAAAGAACGCTACTGAATCAATTACTATAAATACAGATTTTGTAAGTGAAGATGATAATGTAATGTTTGAAGAACTAACAAATAGTCCTGAAGTTTATATCTTAAAAGGATATGAAACTACTTCTGCTAATACTGATACTTTAAATCGTTATGTTACTCCTACAACATTGAGAACTTCTAGCTTTACTAAAAAGACAGTTGCAAATGACAAATTGATACAATATACCTTTGAAATAGAGAAAAGTAAAATACTAAGAACTCAATCTATCTAATGAGTGTACAGTTAGAAATATTACCACAAAATTATTCAGGGTTTGCAGCTACGTATTACCCTTTTGGTACTGAAATCGTGGCAGATGGAGAGACTTTTCTTAGTTCAACCTTTAATGGCAATGGGGATAATAATACTAATGTCTTTGCTTCATCAATAGCTTCAGGACCGCTTTCTACTATTCAAACTGGATTACAAAATCTTGTTATAAATAATGCTGCTCCCATAACTACATTTATAGGAGCTGGAGAGTGGATGACAGCTATTAATACAGCTTCAACAGGAGTTACTCCAGGAAGTGGTGATTTTCCAGTAGGGGGTGGGCAGCAGCTTTATCTTAAAGGACCTGATTCAGGAAATAATGATCCAAATATGACTTGCGTGATGCAAAGATTAGATGGACTAACAATAGGACTTGATTATACAATTACTCTTAAAGTAGGAGATGTAGCTAGTGTAGGGAGTGTACCCGCAAATAATAAAATATGGTTTGGAATGATGGCAGGGAATGCACAGACTTACAACAACCCTTTAGGGATGTCGGGAGGACCGCTTTCTACTACTCCTATTACTTGGCTGCAAAATCCTATTTCACCATTGGTAGCTAATCAAACATATACAACACAATTTACAGCTCAAAGTGAGAATGATATTGTTGTGGTTGCTGCACAGCTTGATGCGGCTATTTCAATAGGAATAGATCAAGTATCCGTTATTTATTCTTATGGGGGAGAAATTGAATCAGTATTTAGTGGTGCAGTTATTTGTGACCTTTATGAAGATGAAGATATACCTTTAACATTAAGTATAGATGATTTTAAAAATGTAGCTGAAAAGGTACAATCTTATTCTAAAGCATTTAATCTACCATCTACAAAAAGGAACAGTCAGATATTTGATAATATTTTTGAAGTAACAAGATCAGCACATAACAATATATCTTTTAATCCTTATATTAAAACACAATGTAGGTTAAAAGAAGATGGGTTCGTTTTATTTGAAGGATATTTAAGACTTATAGATGTACAAGATAAAAATGGTGAAATTAGTTATAATGTAAATCTTTATTCAGAGGCTATTGCGTTAGCTGATATATTAAAAGAAAGAACGTTTGCAGATTTAGATTTTAATGAGCTAGAACATGAATACACTATAACAGACATTGAAGCGAGTTGGGGAGTTTCAGGTATAACTTATACCAATGCAGCTACATCAGGATATAGAGATGCGGATACACTAAAATATCCTTTTGTAGATTGGGAACATAATTATACAATTTATACTACTGGTGGAGTAGACTATCCTAGAGTAAACACTTTGCAAAGTACATTTAGGCCTTTTATTCAACTTAGCTATTTAATAAAACAAATATTCAACCAACCTGCTTTCCCTTTTGAATATACAAGTGATTTCTTTGATACTGATGATTTTAAAAACTTGTACATGGATTTTAATTGGGGAGATGGATTAGTTCCTTTAACTTTTGATAATAGTGGAGGACTTGGTTTGATAAGTGCTTTTAATTTAACAGGATCTTTTCAAACAATACCTTTTAATGAACTTTCAGATCCTGATTGGGCATTTAATACTCCTGGAACTACTTTAAATTCTTATATTGGATATGATGATTCAACTGGGATTTTTACTGCCGTAGCAGATAACCAAACCTATAATATTAGCTATACTATGAAAATAGCGACTATTTATAGTGTTGGGGGAGGGGAGTTTACTGCTAAATGGGTACATACTGATGCGTCAGGGACTGAAACTCCTATTGATTTTGTCAACGCTCTTTCTTCAGCGACTTTTCATTACACTTATACGGGTAGTTTTTCAGTAGTCTTACAAACAGGGGAAACTCTTGAATTAAAAGTTAAGGAAGAATCAGGAACGTTAATGGTTTGGACGCCAAATACAGCAGGTCAATATCCAGGAGCAATAGGTTCTACTTATTACTATGGAAATGCAGTAACTGTATCTTCAAACGCTACATCAGGAACATCAGCAAGTTTGTTACAAACATTAAGAGGGGAAGTAAACCAATGGGATTTCTTAAAAGGACTTGTAACTATGTTTAATTTAATTATGATTCCTGATAAATCAAACCCAAGCAATCTTTTAATAGAACCTTATGCAGATGTCTTTGTAAAAAATACAAGTGGGTTAACATTATCTGCTAGAAGTATAGCACATGATTGGACTGAGAAAATAAGTGTTGAAGAAATGAAGTTAAGCCCTTTAAGTAACTTAAATCAAAAGACTATTTTTAAGTTTGTAGAAGATGATGATGATTACGCTTTTAATGTATATAAAGATTCAGTAGAAGGGCATTTATATGGGAGTAAAGTTTATGATGCTTCAGGATTTACTATATTAGAAGGAGAAGAAGAAATAGTAGCAGAGCCTTTTGCAGCAACTGTATGTAAAGCTCTAATGACACAATTTCCAAGTTTAATAACTCCTTCAATTTATTCTTATGACCCTAGTGATGGCACTTCATCCTCTTTTGACAACAGTCCTCGAATCATGTATAATAATGGAACTGTATATGACACTTATAGGGTTAGCGCACAAAACGGAGTAGCTGCAACTACTAAGTATGAGTATTTATTATTTAGTCATTTAAAGGTTGTTGCGCCTGCTCCTACACCAAGAGATTTTCATTTTGGGGAATGTCAATTATTTCCAGGAGTTGGATCATCTCCTACTGATAATTTATTTAATACATATTGGCTTCCTTATTTTGGAGAACTCTATCACTCTGACACTAGAACTATGACTATTAAAGTAGATTTAAAAGCATCTGATATTACAACATTTAATATGTATGATACTGTGTTTGTTAAAAATAGACAATTTAGAGTTAATAGAATAGACTACAAGCCAGGAGATTTATCAACCGTTGAATTTATACTTATACCATAATGGCAATAGAATATTTACCAGGATATGCAGTTAAACCAGAACTTATCACCACTTCAGGAGATGTTTTATTTACTAATGGATATGTTAGTATTCATCCCAACCAAAAGACCTGTGAGGCGTATGGTTATACTTATGATAAAGCAACAGGAACTTGTAGGGCTTATGCTTTTAATGAAAATCTAGGAAGAAATGTAATTAATGAGAATAACAATATTCAAGGATCAAGAAACCAAACAGAAACAGGAACTAACAACACCTATATCATGGGTGAAGAAAATATTGTAAGAGGAGTTTCAAGAAATAATGTTATAGTAGGGAGTAATAATCAAATAAACTATGGGGTAAATAATGCTTCAATTTTAGGTAATTATGGACTAGCACAAAGACCAGGAGAAGCTGTAATTGGAGGAGGAGGGTCTACTGTAGGTAAAAGTCAAAGTTCTACAATACATTTATCAGGAAGAACAGAAGATGCAGGATCAGCAGCAGCTACTAGCTTGTATGTTAATGGAGATAGTTCAGTTACTATTATAGCAAGAGATGCTGATGCAGTTGCAACTTCATTTACAGGATTTGAAGCAAATGTAATTGGAGTAAGAACAGGAGGATCAGCAGCAGGGAATGTAAATGATAGAATACTATTAAGAGCAACAGGATTGGTGTATGAAAAAGCACCTAGTCAAGCAGTATCAACATTAGGTAGTTATGGAACAGTAACAGGGTGGACAGCAGCAGTAGCATTTAGTGGAACTAATGATATGCTGTTTCAAGTAACAGGAGCAGCAAACATGGAAATATCTTGGAGCTGCACTCTTAATCTTTATGAAATGAAATTATAAAATAAAAAGATATGGCAAACGAAATTTTAGAATTAGAAGTAAAGTCCAATGTAGGTGCAGTAACTAAAGATGTTAAAGCCCTAGATAAGGCAACAGACAACGCAGGAGGAGGATTTAAGCGGTTAGGAGGTGTTATTAAAGGTCTTGGAGCGGCTTTAAAGGCAGCAGGTATTGGTATTATAGTAGCATTGATAGCTAAACTTATGGAGGTATTTAGTAAAAACCAAAAAGTAATGGATGGTTTTAATACTGCCATGACAGCTTTAAATATCGCCTTTAATGACTTATTTAATTTCTTAGCTGAAAATGTAGGTAAGTTCACAGGGTTTTTTAAATCTATATTTGAAGACCCTAAACAAGCTCTGGTAGATTTTGCAGAGATGATTCAAAATAACCTTATTGAAAGATTTAATAGTTTGTTAGATACCTTTGGGTTTGTGGGAAATGCACTATCTTCTTTATTTAAAGGGAATTTTAAAGAGGCAGCAGAATTTGCTAAGATGGCAGGTAAAGAGATGGTTGATGTTGCAACAGGAGTAGATGATTCTTTTGATAAAGTTGTAGAGGTAGTTGCTGAAGCTGCCATAGTAGTTTCAGATTACGCTAAAGAAACAATCAATACAGCAACAGCTATTACTGAAACAAATAAAGCGGCACAAAGGGCAGCAGTAGAGTTTGCTAAGTTAAATGCTCAATACTTAAAAGATGCTGAGGTTCAAAGGCAAATTAGAGATGATGAAACTAAGACTTTTCAAGAAAGGATAGCAGCTAATGAAAAGTTAGATAAAATTTTAGCAGAACAACAGAAAGCACAAAAAGCACAGATACAATTACAAGTAGATGCTGCACAAGCTCAATTTAATATGAATGAGAGTGAAGAAAATTACATAGCATTACAGGAGCAAAAAGTTGCTATGCTAGAACTTGAAGAAACTATTAACTCTCAATTGTCTGAGCAAAAAACAAATCAAAAATCTTTAGAAAGAGAATTAAGAGAAGCACAACAACAAACAGTTTTAGAAGGGTTGTCAGGAATAGAAAGAGAGTTAGCAGAGTTACAATTTGCTCATGATGAAAAAATTAGAATAGCAGAATCGGCTGGTAAAAAAACTACTGCTATTACTAAACAAAATGAGAAACAAAAAGCTGCTTTAGTAGCTTCAGGTGTAAACAGTCAACTAGCAGCTTATGCAGGGCTTACAGGAGCTTTAGGTAAATTAGCAGGAGACAATAAAGAATTAGCTATCGCAACTGCTGTTATGGATACTTATGCAGCAGCAAACGCAGTATTAAAAGATCCTACATATATAGGCCCGACAAGATGGGTAGCGGCAGCCGCAGCAATAGCAACAGGTTTAGCTAATGTAGCATCTATTACATCAACTTCTATTCCAGGAGGTGGAGGAGGAGGAGTAGGAGCAGGGCCGAATCCATCAGCACCAGCACCACAAATGATGTCAGGTGCTTTTGAATTAACAGGTGGTGAAGCTCCTGAACCGTTACGAGCTTACGTGATAACAGACGAAATGACTAACAGTCAAAATCAATTAGCCAATATAAGACGTAGATCAACAATTTAAAAATCAAATATATTAACTAAAAATCTATTATATAATATGCCGTGTACTAAATGCAAAGAAGGAAAATACAAATGGGGTAAGACAGGTGAGTGTGAATACGCTACCAAAGAAGCCTGTGAATCAGCTAATCATAAATACAGTAAGATGAAACCAACACCACTAGGAAAAAAGACGTATGAAGAATACGAAAAAGAATTAAAAGAATTTAATTTAAATTCACAAAGGTTCGATTTTAAAGATATGAAGACTTTAGCTAAATTAGCAAAAGAAGCTGACAAGTTAGATTCTAAATTTAGAAAATTATTAGACAAAGAAACAGATGCTACATTTGCTTATGAAGACCAACAAGAGCTTACAAAAGAAGGGAAAAAAGGATATGACGCTTCTTTAGACAATATTACAGATGTAAAGAAACAAAACGAAAAAAGATTAGAAGACGCTGCTAAAAAGTCTGAAAAAACATATAAAGTTTATAGTGATTCAGCTAAAAAAGAAGAAAAATTAAAAGAGAAACTACAAAAAGAACAACAAACTTTATTATCAGAAAAAGGGGCTATACAAAGTTTTCTATTAGATTTTAGAGCTGCTGTCAGTGAAGTAGAAAGCGCAGGAAAAGCCTTAGGCGTTGATGTGCCTGTTGATAAATTTAGAAGTCAAATAAACAAGTTGGACGCATTACAATTAAGATATAAATAATATGAAGGAGACTAAAATAGTAGAATTAGTAATAGCAGATGATAGTCAAGAACTAGCTATTGATGCTATCTCTTTAGTAAACTCACCTGCAATAGAGCAAGACTTTGTATTTTTCGGTAAAGAAAAAAACAACTTGACATTTGCTAAGGTAGATGAAGAAAAGCGTATGCTAGTTAGTCCTGCACTTATACCTAACAAGCAGATATTTAGATATGACCCTAATACAGATTCAGATTACTATGTTTATTTTAGCCCTGAGACTGTACGTAAGGCGTCTGAGTTATATTTAAGACATAACAACCATCACAAAGCTACTCACGAACACAATGAGAGAGTTTCAGGAGTTTTAACCGTTGAGAGTTGGATTAAAGAAGGTGATAGTGATAAGTCAAAAATGTATGGGTTTGATTTGCCTAATGGAACTTGGTTTGTTAAAATGAAGATAGAAAACGAAGAACTTTGGCAAAAGATAAAAGCAGGAGAACTTAAAGGGCTTTCAATAGAAGGTTACTTTACTAATAAATTTGAATCTATGCAAAAAGAAACTCCAACTGACGAAGAAATACTATCAGCTTTAAATGAAATAATAAACGAAAATCAAACAAAGTAACTAACTATTCTATTATATTAAAAAAGAACTTATGGATTTAAAAGAACAAATACTAGTAGCGCTTGGCTTAAACAAAGCTGAGAAAGAAATTACATTAGCTTGGCAGGCTAAGAGCGAAGATGGTACAATCTTTGTTTCTACTGCTGAGGAATTAGAAACTGGGGTAGATATCTCAGTATTAACAGAAGACGGAACAACGATACTTTTACCAATCGGAACTTACAAGACTGAAGAAGGGGTGTCTTTTAGAGTGGAGACTGAAGGCGTGGTTGCTGAAGTTATGGAATCAGAAACTGAGGAAGAAGAAACTGCTGAAGAATTATCTGAAGAAGCGGTTGAATTAGCTCCCGAAGATGATGATAGAAAAGAAGAAGCTGACGTTGAGGATTGGGCTGGGATGGAAAAGCGTATCCAAAACTTAGAAGATGCAGTAGCTGATCTTAAAAGAGAAAAAGTAGGTGGTGATGATGAAGTAGAAGAAATGGCTGAAGAAGTAGTAGAGCCTTCTACAAACCCAAGAACCAAAACAACTAAAACAACAGAAACAATTGAATTTTCAGCAGAAGAAATTGAAGCAATAAAAGCTGAGAATAAAAAACTTAAAACGGAATTAGCAGAATCACCTGCTGATGCACCAATTAACACAAACAAATTTAGTGCAGATAGACCTACACTAAGCAGAAAAGAATACAATAAGTTGTCTAAGCAAGAGAAGTTCTTATATAACTTAAATAAATAATATTAATAACTAAAAAAATAAAAAATTATGGCATTTAATGTAACATCAAATTTCGCAGGAAAAGCAGCAGGATTCTACGTATCCGCAGCTCTAAAAGAAGCGAAAAGTTTAGATTTTTTAACTATGATAGAAAATATCAAGTATAAGTCTAACATACAAAGACAAGCAGGAAGTTCAGTAGTAAGAGATGCTACTTGTGACTTTACTGATTATGGAACACTTGCACTTACCGAAAAGGTTTTAGAACCAACTAATCTACAAATCAACATTGATTTATGTAAAGCAAATCTTTTGGATTCGTGGGAGGCGTTACAAATGAGAGCAGGAGCAGGATCACCACCTCCAGCATCTTTTGATGACTATGTAATCTCTTATATGGGAGAAATTATAGCACAAGCAACTGAAAATTCTGTATGGAGTGGAACAGGAGCAACAAATGGAGAATTTGAAGGATTCTTAACTGCAACAACAGGTATTTTTGCAGTAGACGGAACAGTAGTAGGATCTACAGCTTCAGGTGCTTATACAGCAGCTAACATTATAGCAAACTTACAAACTTTAACTACTGATATGGCAGGTAATATTCCTGCTGTTTTAGGAAAAGACGACTTACATATCTATATGAATAATAAAACTTATTCTATGTATATTTCAGCAGTATCTACTTTAGGATATGTTAATGCTTACAATATGAATGGTGATTATGAGCCTGTATTTGAAGGCTATAAAATTGCAGTTTGTCCTGGAATGCCTGATAATCAGTTAGTAGCAGCAGAGAAGTCAAACTTATTTTACGGGACGGACCTACTTTCGGACGCTACTCGTATATCTTTAATGGACATGGCTGCTCTTGACGGAAGTGACAACATGAGATTAGTTGCTCGTTACTCAGGAGGTGTTCAGTTAGGAGTTGGTGCTGATATAGTTCATCAAGATTAATAAATCTAATTAATAGAAGTGAGGGCTTCGGCTCTCACTCCTTTAACCTTTAAAACATAAAAAAATATGGCATGCGGAACTTTAACAAAAGGTAGAGGATTAGATTGTAATCGTATATCAGGAGGAATAAAATATATCTATTTTGCGGTTTATGATCAAGTGACTTCAATACCAACAGCAAATGGTGAAATTACTGATTTAGAGATGGGTAGTAATATGCTTTATAGATACACAATGCCATTGGGCGTTGCTAGTCTTACAGACACTATTACAGGCTCACGTGAAAATGGAACGATATTTTACACACCAACGGTGAACATTATACTTAATCGTCTGACGAAAGAAGATCAGAATGAAGTTAAATTATTAGGAGCAACTAAAGTAATAATATTTGCACAGTTAAATCAAACAGTAACAGCTACAGGACATGACGTGATAGTTTGTTTAGGAAGTGTAAATGGTATGGAATTAAACGCAGGGACTATGGATAGTGGTGCTGCATGGGGAGACCGTTCAGGTTATACTTTAACCTTCGATGGTTTAGAGCAAAAACCGTTCCAATTCGTACCTGATTATACTACAAACCCATTTGACAATGCAGGGTTTACGTTAGGAGGGGTTGATTCTAATTAGAAATTAATTAGTAGTTTTCATATATTTCTTAGAGAAGGGTGGCTTAATTGTCACTCTTTTCTTTTATAAGGCAAATAAAAAAGGGTTTTTTCTATTATATAATATATGATACAAGCAATTACAGCTACTAACTTAACTACGTACTTACAAACTGAAGACAATAGGATTAATACTTCTGTAGCTTCTTCTAATATTAAGCACTTGTTTAAGTTTACTAATGATATGGATGGGAGTGTGGAGTATGCTTATGCTAAAACTGAAACAATTTATGATAGATATACTTATTTTTTGTTTGAGTATGCAGAAACGCCTAGCAAATATGCAGGTCAGATAAATTTATTACCAGCAGGTTATTGGAAATATGAAGCTTATGAAGTAAGTTGGATTGGAGAGGTTACCATTGAAAGAGGAAGTGCGCCAGCAACAGAGCTAGATGTATTGACACCAGCAGCAAATGGTAGAGGTGTATTGCAAGGATTAGTAACTAAAGGGAAATTATATTTAGAAGAAGCAACAGGATCAGAAGAAGTGACTTATACTCAAAATGCAAAAAGTGTTCAAACATTAACAATTGTCTATGGTGGAGAAGGATATACCTCCGATCCAACTATAACAATAACAGGAGATTGTATAACACAAGCAACAGCAACGGCTGATATATCAGGAGGAGAGATTACAGCAGTAACTCTAACTAATGCAGGTAGTGGTTACACAGAGAACCCAACAGTTACAGTTACAGGTGGTGGAGCAGATGTGAATGCAAACATCATAGCAAACATAGAACAAACGAATTATATATATTACGGATAATAAAATAAAAAAAAATGGCAATAGAAAATGTACAACAATTATTAACTGAGCAGCTAGGTAAAAATGGTAGCACAGAAATCTTCACAACAGCAGCACAAACAAGTAAAGACTGGTATTGTGTTTTCTTTCCTGTTGAAAGTGTGGTAGCTTCAATTACAGTAGCAGATGCAACAGGAGAAAGTGCTTTGCAGACGACTTTACCTGCGTCTACAACACTATTTATGAACGTGACAGCGATAACTCTCACGAGTGGAATTGGAGTAGGTTATCACGAAGGACCGACTACATAAGATATGTTATCTCTTAAACTAGGAATGAGTTTAGTTTCCTCTAATAAGGGGGGTGCTTGGAAACCTACTGATGAATCAAGCCTTGAAGCTTGGTGGCAAAAAGGTGTGGGTATTACTTTAAATGGTTCTGATGTAAGTGCTTGGGCAGATAGTTCTTCTAATAATATAGATATGGCTCAAGCAACTGCTGGTAATCAGCCTGCCTATTCAGGTGGAGTATTGACTTTTGATCCTGCGGCTACTAACTATCTTCAAACATCAGGTCAAATAACTTTAAGCGGTGATTTTACTATTGGTGCAAAGATAAAGCCAGCAGGCTTAGGAGTTGTGGTAGCAGATTTAACTTCTAGTGGTGAGTTTGTTCGATTTAATACTACTAGTAATTTAAGAGTAAAAATTGATGGTGGCGCAAATACTGACATTCCTAAAGATAGTGGTACTTATACTGAAGAAGCCTATATGGTTTTAACGAGATCAAGTGGAACGCTAACCCTATACTGGAAAGGGGTTGCTCAATCAACTACTCCTTCAGTATCAGGAACTGCGGATGTTGATGGTATTGGAGCGAGAAAACCAAGTAGTAATCCTTTTGATGGTGAAATGTCAGAGATACAAGTATACAGCTCCACTAGCACAGCCTTAACAGCTAATATAAATGCTAGACTAGCAAGTTTGATGCCATAATAAAATAAAATAACATGAAAGACAATATTATCTCAATCAATCTAGAAACAGCAACAGCTCCAGTAGTACAAGAAGTAAGAGGGAAAGACTATGTAGAATATGGAACTGAAAATTGGAGGAACTTATACCCTCAGTTTCTTATAGACCTTTATTACAATTCTTCAACTCATGCTGCAATTATAAACGCTACTGCGGAAATGATCGGTGGTGATGACTTAATAGCTTCTGATGAAGATACTAATTTAGATGCTTATGTGAGATTGAAGAAATTTCTAAGAAGTGCAAATTCTAAAGAATCTTTACATCAGGTTATTAAGAAAGTTGCTTTTGACTTTAAGTTACAAGGGGCGTATGCTTTACACATTATTTGGAATCGTGAAAGAACGCAAATCGCTGAAGTCTATCACGTGCCTGTTGAGAGAGTAAGAGCAGGGAGACCTAATGAAATAGGGCAAGTAGATACGTATTTTATTTCGGCAGACTGGTCAAACACAAGAACGCATAAACCTTATCCTATTTCAGCTTTTAATAGAAATGACAGAACAGCAACAAGTCAATTATTATACACAGGATCTTATAGTCCTAATATGGATATATACCACACACCAGATTATGTTGCTGCAAACAACTGGGCTTTAGTAGATCAAAAAGTTGCAGAGTTTCATCTCAACAATATAGAGAACGGATTTAGCGGCTCATACTTTGTGAGTTTTGCGAATGGCATACCGACACAGGAGGAGCGTTTTCAGATTGAGCAAAGTCTTACTGAAAAATTCACAGGAGCGTCTAATAGTGGGAAATTTATTTTAAGTTTCTCAGATGACCGTACTAGAACGCCTGAAATTACGCCTATAAGCGTTTCTGACGCAGATAAACAATATTTAGCACTCCAAGAGCTACTAGTTCAAAATATCCTCACAGGACATCGTGTAACAAGCCCTATGCTTATGGGTATTAAAAACGATACAGGATTAGGATCAAATGTTGATGAACTTAATTCGGCTTTTAATTTTTATCTTAATACGGTAATTATGCCGTTCCAGTTAAATATCAAAAATACTTTACAAACCATATTCTCAGTAAACGACATGGATTTACCTGTTGAATTTGTACAGTTAAAACCAATTACTTTAGAGTTCACATCAGAGGACTTAAAAGGAATCATGACAGAGGATGAGCTAAGGTCAGAAATGGGGTTGAAACCTTTAGACGTTGAAGTAAGAGAAGATTTTAGTAAAGTAGAAAAGACAGAATTAGAATCTTTTATTGAAGAATTTGGGGAGGATATTCCTGAAGATTGGGAATTGGTAGAAGAAGAAATAGTAGATGGAGAACACCAGGATTTTGATTTTGAAGAAGTT